CCCCTTTGCTGCGCAACAGTTAGGTCGTTGTCGATACAGCTTAACGCGATACGTCGCGGTACGTAGCTAATAGCCCTGTAAACCAGCCCGAAGCTGGAGGCTCAGGCGGAGCCTGTTATTGCGATATTAAGTGGAGGGCGGCTCGATGAAGTACATTGCCGGTGGAGGAAGGGCGGGCGCGCCGTCAAGCCGTCCCCGAGTGATTGCCGCCTGGTTCCCGAGCAGCTGATTGCGCATGGCAGCCTGTGAAAGATTGTCCTTGCGGAAGACCTCGTGAGCCTGCATGGCCGCCGCGCTAGGCGGGTCGAAAGGTAGCGCGGACTCGAGCACGTATGGGTCGAAGAGCGCGGTGGCGGTGTCGAACGCGGCCCATTTGTATGCCGCGGGCACGTTCTCGTTGGCCCAGCGGGCGGGAGGGAGGCCTGCGCGTTGGCGGTTGGCGAAGGCTGGCTTCGTGTAGAAATAGCAGAGCTTGTGGACAGGCACACCGGCGTCTTTGCACGCCAACGCAAGGGACTTGGTCTCAAAGGTGCCAGACTTACTGGTGAAGACGGTGCTGTCAGTGGCACCCTTGTCCATAGCCTCCATGGCCATCAGAATTGCCGCCTCGCAGAAGCTGGCAATGGGCAGGCCGCGGTTGGACGCAAGGTTGGCGATCTGGAGGAGCTCGTCGTCCGTGGGTGACTTGGAGGAGCGCGGCTGCAGGGTGATCGCCTCCTGAGCAGAGGCGTCAAGCTTGGTCTTGAGGACGGAGGCGTCAGTGGTGGCCGCGGCAGGGCCATGGCCACCGGAGGTGCCACTGGGGCGCGGCGGTGTAGTGGCCTGGCTCATGGTAGTCTTTCAGATCTTGTGCAAACTTAACGGTTTGCGTTGGGGCCGGTGGTGTGCCAGCAGTCGCCAGAAAGCACGACAGAATGCCCGTTGATCTCAAGATAGCAGCTGGGCCGAGGCGTCGGGCGGGTGGCAAGGAAAGCGATCCAGCACAGAAGAGCTGCGAGAATTAGGACGAGGGCGAGGTCGCGCATTGGTGTGTGATAGTGACGCAGCGCCGGCAGGAGGTGGACCCAGGTGCAAGTGCGGGGTACGTCAGGGCGAAGAGTGCAAGCGCGAGGATGATGGGCGCGAACCCGAGTAGGCTAGACGCAGGGAAGGAGTTGCCGGGTCCGCGGTAAGCTATAGTTTTAGTGCCGTCTTGGTAGCAACCACCGTGGGGCAGCGCGTGGATGTTGTCTCCGACGTGGGGCAACGTAGAACGCGTGAGCATAAACAGCACAACAGCTGCGGCGAGGCCGATGGCGAGCACTAGTAGGCTGCGGGAGTGGTCAGGTGGACGCTGAAGTCGCAGAGGAGCGGAGGTGGCAGTGTCGACGGTGACGGGTGAGAGCGACATACACGAGCGCTTTCCAGGGTAGGTCGTGTACGTGCTCAGCGGTGGTCAGCACGGTGGTGACGTCGAATTCCAGCCCACGAGCAGCTTCAGCAGTGATAGGGTGGAGACCGTGGGACAGCGCAAGGTGGTGCGCGGCGGCGTCAAGTGTGATAACCTGGCCGTAGATGTATCCCTCGAAGATGTTGGCCCAGGAGAGTCCGGCGCAGACGCGAGCAGGTTGTCTGGTGCGGATGGAGAACCCGAGCAGGCGAAGAGCGGCGGCAGTGGCCTCGCCGAAGCGGTAGGTGAGGTCGCAGGTGAAGTGTGCACGGAGGGACGGCTGTGAGTGCTGCAGGTTGTCAGCGAAGAGCGCTTGCCAGGGCTCGGTGCGGTAGGTGGACCAGGCGGGGTACTCGTCAAGGATGTTGAAAGCGCCGGGACGCGGAGCGCGGGCGCACCGGATATGCTTCCCAGTCAGGCAAAGGGGATCGTGAGTGCCAGCCGTGAAAACCTCTACGTCGCGAAAGGTGAGCAGTGCGCGTAGGAAGGTGGTCTTGCCGGCTCCAGCGACGGCGTGGACAACGATGGGGGCGCCGGGCGCGCGCGGTTCGTCAGTACGGTGGTATCCGTTGGTTAGGAGCCTACGGGTCAGTTCTAAGTCCATTTCAGTTAGTTTGGTTA